AAGAATGTCTTGCGGATTCACTCCCCGCTTTTCACATTCTTCATAAAATACATCTTGAGGATTTCTGCCATTGCACATCTGCATCACATTTCGCAGATTTGGATTGTTCTGCATCATAGCTGTGAGAAGCTGAAACGGATTTCTAGCCATTTTTAGAGCTTCAATGGATTCTTTTACAGCCTCATATTCAAAAGGCTGATTTTGGGCATTCTGTGCGTTGTATGGGAATATCATTGCAATCACCTCTTTTCTAGTTCTATGATACAGCCATTTTTGAATATAGCCCACGAACAAAAGCCACATATTTTGCGCATAAAAAAAAGAGCCTTGCATATCTGCAAAGCTCTTTTAATTAGTTTTTGTTTCTTAATTCGATTGAATACGCAAACACCCACGGAATACGCAAAATCTTATCTGTTGCACTATACCACAGTTCTTGCACTTTTCGCACACTATAGCACAGTTTTTCGGCTGTTTCTTCTTGCGTATAGCATAAGTCTAGCATACAATGCAAAACATCGCTTTCAAGGCGATTAAGATGCGCACGGATGATTGCGAATTGAATGATTTCATTATCGCCACAGTTCCAAAACTCTTTTATTAGTGTTCTATCCATATCATCACGCATTCAATGCGATGCAGAGAAACAGCACACCGCAAATCACAGCCAATATTGTGCTGATTCTCTTCCATCGTTTTATAAGCCTTGTTGATGTTATTGCTGTTTCAATTGCATCTGCAAGCATCATCTTCTCGGCATCTGTCATCATTTTTCATCATCTTTCTCTTCTACAAGAAGCTGATTTTTGTTGTAGTTATTGGTTGAGATTCCCAAACAAGCGCCCAGGAAAGCATCAATCGCTGTGATTGTACCAACAATCTGCTCACCATAAGGCAAGCCCCAAATCTGTGAAAGCGCAAAGTATAATGTACCAAGCGCCGGCAGAATAATCATTGCAAGTTTCTTGAGAAAATCATAGGTTGAATTTTTGAGCATCTTTATTCCCTCTCTTTCATTTTATCAGTTCGTAATAGGTATCTGTATCAATTTCACCACTTACACGAATTTTTGCCTTGCTCTGCAAATCTTTAACAGCTCGCTGTGTATCTTCTCCAAAATAGCCCACGGGCGAAACATAAGTGTAGCCCTTTGAAACAAGAACATTTTGAATTGCTTTGATGTATGCTGTCTGCTGTCCAAGCTTGGCATTGAGAAAAGCATCGCCATATTTCTTCAGCTCATCAACTTCTGCATTGGCTTTGGGATAGTCCATATACCTTGAGAGCTTTCCGTGATATTTCCACATCCCTTTGCGCTCTTCTCTGTCGATGTCTATCATCTGCACACCATTATCCCACCGGCTTGTGCATTCTACAGCCATGCGATGCCCATCAAATATACCAACATACACACCACAATGCGAATAGTCATAGTACACAAGATATTCGCCAATCTCAATGTTGTCCATATCTGTCGAAACATCTGTGCAATTCGTCAGCATTGTTTGAATGTTAACATCTGCGCAAGGCTTTGTGGTATAGCCCTTGTTTCCATTGATTGTGGATTTGACAAGGCAATTACAATCATATCCACTTGTATTGGAATCTGCCTGATCTATTCCGTTTGATATGGTTTCGCTTTCACGATTTCGTGAATACATCATTTTGAAATAGCGCTTATAAAAAGCTGTCATTTTTTGCCCGTAACCGCCAAGAACATATATTGTTTTTTGATTCTTGGCGATGTCGATGAGCTTGTTTGCAAATTCTGTGCTTGTCATTTGTTTTGCTCCTTTCGCCCAGGTATAATCAAAGGAAGAGCTTCAACTTCCATTTTGATTCGTTCTGCAAATCCGTTCCCGCCGCAAGCTTTGTATGCGGCATACATCTCAAAAAACTGTTTGTAATCTTCTGCATCTATCTTTCCACGATTTATCAGCTTTTCGCCGTAAGTTTGAAGCGCAAACAAAAGCGAAAACATAACCGCTTTGTTCTGTTTGCTCTGCTTTCCGCTACGATTTTTAAGTAGTTCAATAACCGCATTGACTATTGCGGTAAAAGCACTAGAGCCAAGTATTGCGATAATAATTGTTTCCATATCTACCTCCTTATACAAACCAGGATAATTGCCCAGCCAAAGTCCAATTCGTGCCCGTTCCGTCAATGTCGTACCAGTCACCATCTTCGTAGTATGTGCCGTTAATGTCGCCCGAAGTGTTAACACTAATTTCTACTACTTTGCCACGATTACTGCACTTAACTATGCCTTCAACTGTCGTTGTTGGTCTGTAACCCTGTGGAATTGCGAGATGGAAAAGATAATCTTCATTAGTGGTTAATGTGACATAATTGAAAAACAAGGTTACTTGACTGCCCATTTTAACTAGATAGCACTTTCCGTCACTTGTTATGTTGACTTTGGTGGTTGATATAGCACCCACTTCATCAGCATAAGCAACTCGCACACCATAAGCTCCTGCTCTTAAATACCATCTCTTGTCGCTCTTTACATTCCATACTGCACGAATTAAATTCCCTTCGATATCGCTATAAGGAACATTACTTGAATTTACACCAAGTAATTCAAATGCTCGTTGTACCTTTTGTGTGCCTATGTTATTTGAATTGACTATATCATAATAATTACTGCCTATACATATTTTGGCTACACCATTTGTAAAACCGATATAACCAACACCAGTGTTATTAGGCTTACGAAAGCCGATATATTGGTCTGTATCTGTGCCATACGCATATATTGATGTATCATTTGATGTATTACGAAAATACGCCTTACCATCACTACCAATTTGCAAACCTTTATTTGCACCCGGACCAAGATGTACTGATTTTTGGAATGCTTGAAGATAAAAAGTCTTTTTATCTTGACTGTCTGCATTATCCACCAACTCAACATACGGATTAGAGCCACTAATTGCCACATTGGTATTTTTCTTTTGGTATGTTGTATGGATATAATCTCCGTTTGCGTCTTTTTCTGCTCTTGCAATTATAACATCATACCCATCACATTTAATCACTAATTGATTTGCACTATTCCATTGAGCATATAACGGATAATTCGAGCCATACCAAGCAGTACCACTTGCATTTTTAGTCTGTAGCATTTTAGGGATAACATCAATCGGTGCGTACTTATTAGCAAGACTTGTGCCACCCTCGGAGATAGAGCCTGCGACAGATAGATTAGCACTTCCGCCTGCGCCTACTTTTACTTCCCCGCCCGCGTAATTAAGGTGTAGCGTGCTTGCGTTGTCGTTTGCGTCTTTAGCGGATAGGCTGTCACTATTAAGCACGGTTTTCTCTCCGCCGTTGCCTTGCATAGTTCCCGCCCATTTTGTAGCATAGGTGGCATTTGTAGCGTTTGTGGCATTTGTGGCGTTGTCGGCATTGTCTGCGTGTGATGCGTCTGTTGCTTTTGCGTTAATGCCTAAATACTTACTTGATAAAGGCGTGTTGTTTTCGCGTAATTCCTGCGTAGCGTTTAATATATCGCAAAAAGAAGTTTTGCCAAAAACCGCAACTTCCGCGTTTGCGTGTACGTTTGTAATAGCTCCGTTCGCGTCAGTTGTGTAGTCCGTTGTGCCTTCGTGCAAACAAAGCTGATTATTAACTAATACCGCGCTTCTTAATGTGGTGTTGTCATCTTCGTCTTTATCGAATACGCCTACTACGCCATTGTCAACCTGCGTTCTATGCCATTTTGCTTGTTCTACTTCTTCGTGAGCTGTTGGCGAAATAATTGTCGCGCCGTGCACTTTTCCGCCTTCTACGGTCGAGCCTGTCACGGTGGATGCTGAAACGGTGCCGGAAAACTCTCCGTTACCTTTTACGGTTAAGCCATTACTGTCAACCCTTAAAACTGTAGTGCCATCGGCTTGTACTTGAAAAGGAGTCGCAACATTATGGCTGTTAATTGTAACACCATCATCTGTAGTCATTTTCCAAGTAATTTTTTGTATATCTTCCTCGTTGTTTGTAGGAACAAAATCATCTCCAATGCTTGTGATAACAGATGCTTCGATTTGACCGGCGGCAACAATTAAATCAGCGCTTGTTGTGTAATCTTCTTCGATATGAGTCACTCTCTGCTGTAATCCGTTCACATCGTTCTTGATAACATTGCTCTGCCCTTTGATAATAGCCATCTCGTTTGCTGTGCTTTCAGGCTCTTCAAGGTATGCTGTGCCTCTGCAAGTAATTTTGATGGTCTTGCCGATTTCCTTTGACATCGCAAGAATGAAATCATTGCCATAATTGAATTTGATTGCTCCGGCTTTTGCGTATTCAAAAGGAATCTCAAGCTCGCAAGGTCGATATTGTAATCCACGAATATTGTCGAGGATTCCATTTGCTATGGTTTCAAGGTTTTCATTGCCATAAATCAAATAATTGGCTGATACTGTGTAACAGCTTCCACCACTTCCAACAGTAACACCAACATCATCATCCTCGGTTTTTATCTTTACTCTATGAATATCCCAAGTGATATAGTCCTTTTTGCTGTATCCATGCGCTCCATAAGTCTGTGTGATAGTTTCGCCCAGGGAGCTTGTGAAGTTATCAATCACAAGGCTGTCACCCTTTTGATATACCCATACACCCATAATCTCGCAGAGCTTGCCGAAGAATTCCAAGCCATTGAGCTTTGTTGGTGAAATAGTTCTATCAAGCTGTACTGTCCTATTTGCGCATTTATCGTTTGCCACAAGTCCTAAATTGAAGATAGTGCAGAATGAATTGAACATCGATTCAACTGTTGATATAGATGCGCCATTGTAAAATGCAGAAACATCTGTATCAATGCTCTTGAGCTTGTCATAAGCTGTTATATTAACATTTGAGCTGTTCTGCACTTTAGCGGAATATGTAACAGTATAAGTACAAACACATTCGCTTGTATTCTCTGTAGTGATATAGAGCTTGTGATTTGTCAAACTCAAATCTTCTATTGTAGTCAACTTCAGCTGTGAAGCGGCAACCTGGCAAAGACTAAATTGCTCATCGCAAAAAGTCTGCGTGATTGCTATGCTATCAGCCAATATCTTGCTTGTGATTTCGTTTGTAAGTCCGTCTAAAAAAACTCTAAACATATCAAGCCACCTTTTCCAAAACTATGCTTTCTGCATTCATCCATACATCTCCGTTCATAATGCGATATATGCCACCATTCAGCTCACTTGTGAGCTTGAAGTTTCCGCTCTTATACGAATTTGTTTTTGCATCAAAATACTCTATTGCCATTGTGCCGGTAAACACAGCAACAGCGCTTGCATAATCTTCAGCCTTGAGCTGTCGAAGTGTGAATGAGATTGTGATTGCTTTCTTGTTTGCCTGATCTATGTGCTTGTTATATGTTTGGTCATAATAATTCAGCACTTCGATTGGCTTCTCTATTACCTTGTAGCTAGGCACAACAAACAGAGCATTGTTGAAAGCTGAATTGTTGATTTTTAATAAATAATTGTTATAAGCCATATCTCTCCTTTAGCCCGCAAAACTAGGTCTATGAGTCATAGAATAGTGTTCTCTATCAGCATCAACTACAGCATTATATACATCTTTCTGCGTGATATATGCTCTCATATCCTTGCCGATTGCATTGACAAGTGCATTCTGCATTGTCTGCATCTGTGCGAGGATGTCTGCCATTGATTCAAGAATCTCATCTGTGCGAAGTCCATCCTCTTTGGTTAAAGGCTTAACCTTTGCACCCACCGGCAAATCAATAAGCTCTGCGCCCGCTTCACCAACAATCGCCTTGCCACCCTCTTCAACTGTGCCACCTTTGGCAAGCAAAGGAATCTTTTTAAGGTCAAAGCCAAACTTCTTGCCGCCCCATACCGGCACCCAAGAGGGAATGTCGACAGAAATCTTGTTCAATGCTTCGATTACTTTATTAGCCAAACCGATAATTGCGTTCAATGGAGTCTTTACAACATTGATGACAGCATTCATCACGGATGATATTGTGCTTTTAATCTTATTGAAAACATTTGTTGTCGCTGTGCTGATTGTGTTCCACGCAGATGTGAAAACTGTTTTGATGCTGTTCACAATGTTCGAAATAACATTCTTGATTGTTGTGATTACATTCTTGATGTTGTTCCAAGTGTTTATGATGACATTCTTGGCATCTTCTGCGCCTTGCTTAATGCTTGCCCAAAGCACCGGCAACCAGGCAATGAAGTTCTGTATTGCGGGCAGAATGTACTTGATAACTAAATCAATAATTGTTTTAAGTATGCTCACAAGGATTGGAAGAACAACCTTGCACACTTCAACAAAAATCGGCAAGAGTGCCTTTACAATCTCAAGGATTGGCGGCAATAACTGTTCCACTAAATCCATAAAGATTGGAAGAAGTGCATCAAGCATATCCACCAAAACGGGCATTATATCCTCGATGATTGCGTTAAATGTAGGCATCAATGAAATGATATACTCGCCCGCTTTGTTGATAATAGGCATCAAAGCACCGCCGAGCTGATTCACAATGCCGCCAAATCCCTCTTTGATTTTGCTGATGGTATCATTAAGAGTCGCACCATCTGCAACCATATCATTGGACATCACAGCGCCTAGTTCGTGCGCTTCTTCTTTCATTGCCGCCATCTCTTCGCCTGATGCGTTGAGCATTGGAGTCATCTCATAGGCTACTTTGTCACCGAACAGCTCCGCCGCCATTGCCGCTCTTTCTTCAGCTGTTTCTAGTGCGTAGATGTTATCCATTGCCTCATCAAACGAGATGTCTGTGCCAACAAGCTTCTTTGCGGCTTGTTCCATTGTGGACATCGAAACACCACACAGCCCCGCCGCATGGGAAAGCTCTTGATAACTCTCGGCATCAATGTTCATTCTTTGGCTTGCCTTGTCAATCTCGTCACAAGTCGATGCTGTGGATGATGCAAGTGCAACCATACCCGTCACAGCTCCCGCCGCCGCTGTAGCAAGCCCCGCCGCAAACTTTCCCGCAGAGCCGGCGGCACTCAATAATGTATTACCAAGCCCGCCCGCTTTTTCGTCTGTCTTTTTAAGTGATTCTTCAGCTCCGCTTGTATCTACAAATACAGAGCCAACAAGTTTGAAAATATCCATTTTTCACCTCAAACGAGCTTTCGCCCGTGTAATTCTTCAAGCTCTGCAACAATCTCTGCTGTGCTTCGTGTATCGATATTCTTGCCCGTGCATTTATCCTTGTAATCTTCAAAAGATATGTATTTGAGCTGTCCTAAACTCATATAAGGCAACATATTAGCCCATTGCGTGTGAATGCGCTCATCTGTTTCAACCTCTTTGGCACGGATCAGGAATGCAACAAAATCATTGATGTTCATCTTGAAAATATAATCTGCATTGTTATATCTTCGCAGAACAAATTCAATTATTTCTGTTTCTGTATCGAAACAAGAAGCAACTGAAAAAAATTGCGCCAAGCCTCAACATCAATCACAGCGCTCAATTTCTTGATTTCTTCAATAAGATCAAGCGGATTCATCACTTTGATTTCTTTCGGCTCGATTTCCATTAAACCGCCCAAGAATTCATATATAGCATCTTCTGCCTTTTTATCTGCACAAGCGCCCAGGATGCCAAGAATGAAATCAATCCCAATCTCTTCAACCTTTATCTGCTTGTTCTGTGCAAGTAAAGCTGTGCGCTTGATTTCGTCACGGATGCCCGCCGCATTGATGATTTTCATTGCTGTGAATAAATCGTGTGTTTGTAATGTTCTCATTTCATTTCTCCCTTAAATAAAAAAATGGGCATTGAAATGAATCAATGCCCGCATATTGTTTGATTGTTTAGGTACTTGAAACAGCCGGATAGAGGTCTGCAACTCTTGTGAGAATCTGCAAAGTGTTCATTGTTAATGAAGCTCTTGATGCTTCCATTACAACTCTATCCTTTACCGGTCCCCTATCGCCATCTGCGTTGATTTCACGGAATTCTCTTTCAACATTGAATGAGCCACCGCCCCTTGTGAGTGCGATTGCTGTTGTGCCAATGTAGAAGATGCCCGCACCAAGCATAATCTCTGCCGCACCGCTTGTATTTCCGCTGTATTCAACTTCCCAAGCTTCTGCTGTTGATGTGCTTGCCGCATCTGTGTTCTCATAGCAAGCTGTGAATGTTACAGCCGCAACTGTGTCATCCTTTTCGGCAAATGTCCAATCAATATTGCCCATATTGATGGCATTGTCTAAAGTGATTGTTACAGCATTGCCGGCTTTATCCTTGCCAACCCACTTGACTGTTTTGAAGTCTGCGCTTGTAATTGCGCCCGTTCCCGTAAGTGTTGCCATTTGTTTGCTCCTTTACTGAAATAACTGAATCGAAAATGTAATCAAATAGTGATTGATATGTTTATCTTCATCTTCCACAGCTGTGCGATTCTCAAAGAAGAATGTTGGATATATGTCACTAAAAGGAATGTTTGCCATATTTAGCGCATCCTCTATCTTGTCACATATATCAAGCGCATCGGCTTCAGCCCCTTTTGCCCACACATCAATTTCAAGCACATAATCCTTGCGATTTGCATCTGTTGACATAGTGTTAATAGAGCGCAGATTAAATACAGCATGGGGAAATAAAGCGCTTGTGTTTGCAAGCTTGTAATAAACCTCTTCAAGCTCTGTGATTAAGTCTAACCTAGTCTTTATTAAGTTTCTTAATTTATTTGTCCTCATCTGTAAATTCTTCCTCGTCTATAATTGAATTCAATCGCTCTGCTTCCTCATTGAGTCCGCTCAAATATTGTGATTCGATTTTGATGATTTCGGCAATGTTATCCTCTGCCGCTTTTGTTAATAGCCCAAGCCTGGGCTGTTTACTCGTTCCAATCTCTTGAAAATACGAATAAAAGCCATCAGCTGTGTTCCCTTTGTGGCTATGCTTCCATCCTATCTGCATTCTAGGATATTTTGTATCTTTGTTTGATATAACCTTAACTGTCAAACCTTTGCCGCCATATCCCGTGTGTCTCTTGAAATGATTGTAATAGTTTGTTTGCCAAGCCTTTTTGACGAATTTGCCAACATCACGAAGCGCCGCCCTTGTCAGCTCAAAAAGATAATAATTTGCCTGATCCACGGAGCTTGTATATTCAACACTTGCACCGCTTTCGCATTTCTTAACTTTTATCACCGATTTTGGAGCGCTCATTTAATCAATCCCTCGTTTGCAAACCAATTCCAAGCCATTGCCGGTTTGATATGTACGAATAATCGTGTAATACTCTTCCTCGCTCGCTTGGTATGGCTTAAATTTCAATTTCTGTTCGTTGTGGTAATCAAGATAATCTGCAATAGTGAATTTGATTTCAGGCATCAAGCCAACAGCTTGCGCTTGGTAGAATTCACTCTGCGATATTGATTGTGTTTGTGCGAATATTGTGCGCTCTGTTTCGGTTTCGATTGTATCGCCATAATGATTCACGGATTTCGTCACAGCTACTAGCTTTATAATTGAATCAAACATAGCTCTCACACTTTCGCATATTGTCGATTTGATACTTGAATGAATCATAAAAACCGATTCTGTCAGCTTGCGATGTTGCTGTTTCAGCTTTCACAAATGTGACAATTGCATTTATTATCAGCTTGTCAGCTGTTGCAATTGCTGTCGATGATATGCCTACTCTTTCAAGCTCAAGCTTGGCTGTATCAATCAATCTTTCGTATTCGCCATCAAGCAAATTGTGGTTTACTCTCAAAGCTAATTTAACTTGTTGTAATATTGTCATCTTTTCACGCTTTCTTGCTAGGGCGGGCTGTAATGGCCCGCCCGCAAATTAGGAAGAATGAAATTAAGCGGAAATATAAGAAGCCGCCTTTGTCTTGCGCAGACAGCCCTCTGCTCTCATATAGCCGGATACAACAACTCTGTGAAGCTTAACATCTCTATCGCTTTCAATTGTTACACCGCTAATCTGATTGAGTACGAACATCTTTGAATCAAGAACAACAATCGCTGTTGCGGCATCATCTTTCTTGATTTCAACACCAAAGATGCGCTTGATGTCGATAACATTGCCATTTGCATCAAGTGCGCCAACAAGTTCATAATACTTGCTTGAGGGAGCATAGATGATGGGATTGCTTGCCTGTGTAGCAAGTGCAAGTGCATCCTTAACATCTTCAAATACAGATGATGTTGCTGTAACTTTCTGTGATGTTGTTGCATCAGTAAGAATGCGAGCAAATACATCCTTTGCAAGAGCTTCGCCAAGTTCTGCGGCGATTTCTGTTGCAAGGTACTTCTCAAGAGCGCCCTGGCTCATCTTTGCTTCTGCATAGGTAAGCTCAACATACTTCTCATAATCAACACCCGCAAGAACAACCTTAACAAAAGTATTCTCTTCAGCGCCTGCTGATGTAGCGGCATCCTTTTTGCCGGTAACACGAACAGCGATTGCTGTGTGCTTGGTTACTTCCATAACAATGCCACTTGCGATTGTTGTGATGTCTGCAAGGATAGGATGAGCTGTGTGAATGTTATCCCAAATCATATCATCAAGAGTCTTGGGGATTGCGATTGCGGCACCGTCATTTGTGCCATCGCCATCTACTGAAATGGGAGTAGTGAGAATTGTTCTCTGCTCTGCTGTAGCATTGCCGGCAAGCATAGCATAGAATGCATCACGATATTCTTTGGTTTCTGTTCCGTAAGTCTTAACTTCTGCGTTCATAGTTTTTAATTCCTCTCTCTGTTCTTTTACTTTGTCAGCGATAATCTCGCCATTGTTTAATGCATCAGCTGTCGCTGTGCGATTTTCAAGGTCAACAAGTTCAGCCTTGCGCTCAAGGAGCTTCTGCTTCTCTTCTGTTGCCTTTTCGATGTCCTCAACAGATTCCATGCTTCTCACTTCTTCAGTAAGTTCTGCAAGGCGCTTTGTAACATCTTCAAGATTCATCTCATTGATTTCCATCTTTTACACCTCTAAAAATTCAAATTTAGCACGGGCAATCTCTAACTGTTTAGCTCGCTCAAGTCGCTCCGCTTTCTCCATTTCAATCACTCCGTTGAAATAGTCACGGGCTGAAACACTTGCGATGTCTGTGCCAGGATTGGCGGGAATTGATACAGCGCTAACATCATAAACCTTGCCAATTCTTTTGATTGTTCTTGTGCGGCTCTTGCGGTCATAATCTTCTTCTGCAACAGTAAATGCAAAAGACATTTGGTCGACAAGTCCGCTGTTTATCGCATCAAACATCTCACGGCTTGCCGCTGTCGATGATAAATCGGTTTCGGTCAATAATCCGTGTTCGTCTGTTGTGATTGAAAGTGTTCCGTTCTTCATACGGGCATAAACCATCCCCGTGTGATTGTATAAGAAAATCACATCGCTCATATCAGCTTCATCAAAAGCTGTTGGCTCGATTCTCTCTCTGTATTCGTTGCCATCTTCATCAACAAAAAGAACATAAGGCTCAAATGTTGAAGCATAGCCACGCACTTTGTAATCTGTTTCCTGATCACTCGGCTTTTCTCTGCGCTCAATCGTCAGCGCACGATATTCTCTCTCATTCGTTTTCATCTGTTTCCTCGCTTTCTTCTTTTGCATCAACTTCTGCTGTATCAAGTCTGCGAATAGGAACATCGCCACCATCCACCGGCGCAAGATTAAAGATTGCTCGCCACTCGTTTGGAGTCAGCGCACCTCTATCAACAAGCGCAACCATATTCAGCTTCGTCTGTGTTGATGCGTACTGAATGCGATTGCTCTCATATACAATCTGTGCACCGCATCCAATTTCTCGCTCTGTAAAAACCTTTTTTGTCATCTCTAAAGATAAGGCAACAAGAAAAGGCTCGATGCGGGCATCATAGAATGCTTCCATCTGCATCTCGTTGTAGTTTGATGTAATAATCGCATCGCTGATGCCGAAATATCGCTGAATGTTCTCACGGAATTCTTTGATTGTTTCAGCATTGGCAACTGTAGGATTCATCGAAATAGGAGTGAATTCTTGTGTTGCATCAAGTGAAGCAATGCCGCCCTCATTTTCAAGGCTTAAATAATCACGCACAAATCTGTCTTTTTGCCTTTTTACATCGTCATCGCTCAACATTGCTTTTGTGCTTTTCAAGATGCCTCGCAAGTTAGCTGTTGCACGAACAGCATTGGCAACACCTTGATTAGCTGTGTTGATAAGCTCTAGCATGGGAAGAACAGCACGATTGTCATCTCCGGCAATGTCGCTCTTGTTGTAATCCTTGCGCATTACTACCAAATCAGCCCAGGCAAGTGTTAAATCATCAGCATTGCTGAAATGAAACTGAATATATAACCCATTGGCATATTCTAAAGCATCAAATCGCTGATAAGGTACTGGATAGAATCCAACAGCTTGCCCTTTATCGTTACGCATAATGTAGATGAATGCTGTGTTCTGCAATTCAAGTCTTGTGCGCACTTTAGCAAGGAAATCCTTGCCGGTCATATACATATTCGGTTTAAGATTCAAGATGCGTTCAATGTTCTTGTTTGTGCATACAGCATTCGCCTTGCTTGTATGTTCTGCGAGCGGTCTTATACAGCTTCGAACAGTTTCGCTTGCGTACAAATCAGCGCCAAAAGGCGAAAATGTCGCTGTGTACTGTCCAAGCTCTTGCCAAGTTCCCACCCGCTTGCTTGTTAGTTTTGGCTTAAACCAATCTAATACACTCATTTTTTACCTCACATATGGAATGAATTCCTCATAATGTTTCACATAACCAACCCAAGCATTAAGAAGTGATACTGTGCCATCAATGCGCTGTGTTTGATGCATCTTAACCGGCTGAATTGATTCAATGCCATCTTTATTCAGCGATTTAACCGCTGTATTTGCCAAGCACCATCGCAGAATAGGATTGTTGTTATATATAACACGATGCTCTTGAAATGTTGCGCCCATCATCTTCATTGGTTGACTCCAAGTGAAAGCTCCTTGCGCTGTTTTCTCCATCTCAAATCCATATTCAAGCATAGATGGCACCCAATAGCCTGAAAGCGCTCTATCGTAGCATATCCAAAGCGGGCGAATGTCATATTTTTCAACCATCTCAACAAACCAAGCTGTCACATTGTTATAATCAACAGCCGCACCCTCGTTGATTGTCAACCATCCTTGCTCTGCCCAAAGTTTATAGGGCGCTTCCTTAAATTCTTGTTTATCAATAAAGTCAATCTTGCTCTGTGGCAAGAAATAGTGCTGTAATACATAAACATTCGCATCGTTTGGCTTGCGAATGAGAAGTGTTGCACAGGTCAAATCTGTTGTAGCTGATAAGTCACAGCCACCGATTGCATAACTATGCGCTAAATCGTTAATATCAAACTGTGTTTCGTTCACGATGTCCTCATAAGGCAACCATGCATCAACAACATTCTGCTTGATATTGAAATCCTTAACCAAAACTGTCGGCTTGAAAGTCGAATCTTTTTTTGCCTTGTCTACCATCTGCCTCAAGAATGCTCTTGATTTGATAGCATCAAGCCCAGGATTCGCTTTAATCCACATATTTTCATCATCCCATTCATCTTTTGAATCAAGCTCATAAATAAACGGGAGAAAATGCTTATCTTCAACTATTCCATCAAGCACTTGTGATGCGTATGCGTACTGTGCATCAAAAATGCTTTCACGAACAAATCCATTTGTTGTAATACAAAAAAGCAACCCTTGCCGGCGAGCGGACATTGATTGCTTTATTAAGTCATATAAATCACGATTCTTGATGGCGGCAAGCTCATCAATTACACCGCAATGTGTATCCAAGCCATCCAAGCTGTTTGAATTGCTTGCTAAAGCCTTAATGAAACCGAAGTTTTTTGGAAAATATAAATCTGCCGCCCTTTTCTTGATATGCTTTGATAGCATTGGGCTTTGCTTCACCATTTTTGTGGCGGCATTAAATCCAAGCTTTGCCTGATCTAACATCGTAGCTACATTGTAAATCTGTGGAGCGCCCTCTTTATCGTTGCAGAGCATATCCAATTCAACAGCTGCTGTTTCCGTTGTTTTTCCATTCTTTCTGCCCTCGATAATCAAGCACTCGTTATATTGTCGCAAATCATTATCATCAACAAAACCAAATAAGGCTTGCAATCGAGCTTTTTGAAACAGTTCAAGTTTCAATGGCTGTCCAATTTGCCCGCTCGGCTGTTTGCAAAACTTCTCGATGAAATCTGTGTGCCTTGATGCTATTGTATGGTCAAAATGATATTCGCCTGGATTGTAGAAATTATCGAGCAGACGATTCGATATTTTTTTCATCTTATCACAAGCTGTGATTTTGCCATCAGCTACATCTAAAAAGTATTTTTCAAACTCAATCATTCAAAAAGCTTTCAAATTCGTCTGCTATATCATTCTTATCAGGCAACATCTTATTTAATTGGTCAATAACAGCGCTGTATCTGCTTATCATTGTTGTGTATGCTTTCTGCGCCGGATTATCTCTAATCGTTTCAAAGCCATTCCCGCTTGTATAGGCAATCATTGCACCGCTTTCAACTACATTCTGCTGAAGCTCTTCAAGGTTTACTTTCATAAAAGCGGCATTTTGAATCAAGCCCTCAACGAGCTTCTTCTTGTTCTTTGGTATTCTTGCGAAAATCTTGTTTAATGTCGCTTTCTCTGCCTTAATCTTCTTTTCTCGTTCTTTTTCTTCCATCATTTGCACCCTTTTTGGTTTTGGTTTTGCTCACTCACTAAAATCAAGGAGCGCCCCTACGGGCTTCTTTAGCAATTTCATACTCTTTAGCATGGGGGAGTCAATCAATCGGCTTTCTTATCAGCATTCCATTGCTGTCGAACATATACGGATATTTTTCCAATCGTTCTCTGCCTTTTCCGTGTTCTTGGCTGTGTTCGGCATTATGACAATCATTGCAAAGCGCTTCAAGATTCTTTGGATTGAGTGAAACACTAACATCATAAATGTTTTGAGGGCTTAGCCTCTTCTTATGATGCACCATTGTTGCCGGCTGTCCGCACCGATTACACAGATAACACGCATCTCTCAATGCTTGCTCTCTAGCTGTTGCCCATTCCTTTGAATTATAAAAGCTCTTTGCAAATTCTCTTGCCATAATCCCTCGCCATCAAGCCCCACACAAAAAGAGGCAAGCCATAACAGCTCACCTCTCTTGTTGTTCTCTCCACGATAACAATTATAATAATTATTATGTCCTCTGTGTTACCCTTTTTTATAATCTTCTTTTACAGCCCTCTCAAGAAGCTCTAACATATAGCCTGGGCATTCTCTTTCGCCTAGCTCCCAATTCTGTACTGTTCTATATGGTATGTGATATTTCTCTGCAAAATCTTTTCTATTCAGCCCCGTGATTGCCCTGATCTCTTCGTAGGTAAAATAAAAAAAGAGCAGATTTTTTTCTGCTCTCTTTTCAGGCTTTTATTTATCGCCTATATTCTCATTGTAATTATATTTACAATAAGGACAGCGCCAAATCTGCTCGCCATTCTCGTTCTCATAATAATCAAGTCCAAAGCGCTCACATTCATCACAATGATTCTTCTGTTCTTCTTCCGTCATTCTTCTGCTCCTTTAACCAATTAGCTTTCCAAGTCTTATGCCATTGTTTCCACCATTTTCTTGTATGGTGTGGAAAATACTCACATTTCCTTAATACCAGTTTGCGATATTGTTGGCACTCCCTAATATATTTATGGA